CAGGACGATATTTGAGTATCTTATCAATAACAGCGTCACCAATACCCTTCACTGAACGCATACCAATCGTTATCGTGTTATCCTTCACACTATAATCCTTGGTAAAGTTATTGATATTACCCAATGATACCTTTGGATTACCTAACAACTTACGTGCCATCGTGAGAGTAATACCAAGATTATCCTTGTCTGATACATGGTGATTGAACATAACCTCACTAAACTTCTCTGGATAACGAGCCTTCATATACGCAGTCCAGTATGCCAACTGAGAATAACACAATGCATGGCTCTTATTGAAGAGATATCCTGCTCCATCAATAATCTTGTCAGCTACCTTACGTGTTTCTTCTAATGAAAGTACCATACGTGATTCGTCATTGTATAGGTTATCTTCCAAATACTTACGACAAGCATCCTTGTCATTAGCTTCAGCCATACGACGCATGATATCAGCCTTACCAAAGTCCAAACCAAGCTTGTTAAACATCTGGATAAATTGCTCTTGGTAGATCATAATGTATTCTGTAGGTGATAGAATATCATCAAACAGTGGATGTATGTCATTCTTAGACTCTTCCTTACCATTACGTCTATTGATAAACTTATCCAATGCACCCATCTTGATAACACCGGGACGATAGATAGCATTAACAGCAGCTAAGTCCTCTAATACTGTGGGTTTGACATTTACAAGACATCTTGTGATGTTTGCTCCTGCGAACTGAAATATACCCTGTGTCTCACCTTGCTGTAAGAGTTCGTATGCTTTATCATAGTATTGTTTATCCTCATCTGAATACTCCTCACGTTCCATAGGGAGTGTATACAAATCATTGAGTGTCATACCCACATCGTCCATAATAGTTTTGATTACAGATAAAGTAGATATACCAAGAATATCAATCTTAAGAAATTTCATCTTGGTAAGTTCTTCTACCTGCCACTCAGTAATAATACCAGCATCCTTACTTACACGCAGTGGCATCATCTCGTTAAGTGGTTGACTACTAATAATGGTTCCACCACCTGCGATAGTTACATTACGAACATTACCAATAACTGTATCTAAGATATTGATTATACTATCTCGTTGTTCTTGTTCCAAAGAGTTGATGAACTCGCGAACTGTCTTGTTCTCTTCCATAATCTGAGATAGTGTTGCCATATCCTTGTTCAATGAAACGTGACCACTGATACTCTTAGCTATCTGGTTAGCAACCTTGAAGTCAACCTTATAGTGTTTGAGAACTTCTCTCAATAAAGTGTTGGATGTATACCTACTATACGCACAACATGAAGCGATATTAGCAGCACCCCACTTAGTAGCCACATAGTCCTTTACATCTTGTCTACGTGTGTCTTGGAAGTCATTATCAATGTCGGGTTCCTTGATACGTTCTGGGTTCATGAAACGTTCAAAGAACAAGTCATACTTAATTGGATCGACTCTTGTTATACCCAACAACCAACATATAAGGCTGCCAGCAGCACTACCTCTACCGGGAGATTGAACTATGTCATTCTCCTCAGCCCAATTACAGAAATCTCTTGTCAATAAGAAGTAATCAACATAGCCCTTACTATGTATCAAATCTAACTCTGTCTTGATACGTTCAATATATACATCTGACTTGTCTTCGGGGATGATACCGTCATCTATCTTAGACATCAAACTATCTTTAAGAAGTTTGAGTATGTACTGACGATTATCTTCGTAACCACTAGGAACAGAGAACTTAGGTTCCTTGAGTGATTCAACATCAATACGAGCATGACAACGAGTAGCTATCTCTTTGGTTGTTTCAATAGCTTCATCTAAGATGGAATCATCAATACATTCATGATGTCCGTTATCATACCAAAACCTACGCATATCTTCTTCGGGTGCGATATATAAATTCTTACAGTTAGTTTCATCAAACTTACCGTTAGTATTAACATTCAACATGAAACCATGAACATCAGTATGTTTCTTTTCGGGATAGTGTGCATCATTAGCTAACACACAACGAATGTCATAGTTCTTACGAAACATCTCAACCATAGCAAAATTATATTCGCGTTGAGCGTGTTGATCTGAACCATTATCTCTGTAAGAGAACTTTTCATGTGGGTGTAACTCTACAAAGAACCTATCCTTACCAAAGATATTATACATCTTATTGAATAGTGTTCTCATCTTCTCAGTTTCACCGTTGAAGTAATACTTGGCGAAAGGAGAAATAATACAAGTAGTAGTAGCTATGATACCTTCGTTATGTTGAGCTAGTAAACTCAAATCAATACGAGGTTTACTATAAAAACCATCTTTGTTAGCATAATAGTTTAGACGATATATGTTACGTAAACCTTCATCTGTTTCCGCTAACAAAATAAGGTGAGGATTAGCTTGTCGTTGTTTTTGTTTCTCTTTTTGTTCTTCTCTTGACAAACCTTCTTTTTCATCATCAGTTAAACCTTTGCGATGTCTATCTTCTACAAAATAAAACTCATTACCTAAAATAGGTTTGACACCATACTTATCACACGCTGTTTGAAATTCATACAAACCCGCACAAGTTCCGTGATCTGTCAAAGCCAATGCTTGCATACCAATCTCAGCAGCTCTCTTGGCGTTGTCAGATGGCTTACCAATACCATCCAACAGTGAGTAACTACTGTGAACGTGTAAATGCGTGTAAGTGTCTACCTTACTATCATAGTTATACATAAACTTTCTCCCGTAAAATTTTGTATATATAATATAATAAGTTATTCACTATTTGTCAATATGTTATTTGCTGTATTGTTCTACCTTGATGCCTGCTTTTTGCATCATTTTTATGCCTATATTTTGACCACTTTTAGCATCCTTAGAGATATATTCTGTTCCATATACCACCCTAGATATGCCAACTTGAACAATGCTTTTTGCACATTCACAACAAGGCAAAAATGATACATATAAAGTAGCACCATCTAATCTTGAAATATCAGAAAATAATATAGCGTTAAGTTCTGCATGAACTATATGACTATATTTCTCTGGTCTGGTGAGGGGAAAATCTTCCTGTGATAATCCTTTAGGTAATGAGTTATATCCTGTTCCAACAACTCTACCACCCTTATCTAATATCACAGCTCCGACTTTTGTGTGTGGATCTTCAGAACGAACAGCTATGGGTTCAATCAAACCCATAGCATATTCATCCCAATCTGGTTTACTTGTTTTCATCTTTTTTATATCTTTTCTTGCAATCTTCACACTGGAAATCAACTATCATTGTAATAGAACCTGCCTTCTTACCGCCAATTATATCTTGACGATGAGTATATACTTCTTCCCTCATTTCTATAAGACAATTCTCACAGAAACGAATAACTTTTATTCCCATTTCTTTACTCTATTCAAAAACTTCTTTTGTCTCTGGATTATATGCAACCTTACCAGTTTTTATGTTGTATAATAATCCATCCTTCTCTTGATACTTTACCAACTGACCAACCGTCATATATCTAGTCATCTCTGATATATCACCAAAATCAGTAGCCAACTTTCTTAATGGCCCATAAAAATATGTGCCAGGTTTCTGTTGTATCTCTTTTGGTTTTTGAACGTCTAAATCCACAGTATACGATCTCCGTTGTTGATTACGTCTATATCTATCATGTGTTTTTGTTACCTCATCCTTCTCTTTTTCTTCTTCCTGCCTATTTAAATATCTTTCTGCAACCTCATAATACTTCTTTTGTCTTTCCAACTTAGCTGTGTTATCTTTTGTCATACCTTGTATCTTATTCAATATTCTTCTATTCTTAGACATTTTATCTCCCTAAACTATTTCACATCCTTGACCCCCACAGGCAACTTCGCCAGCTAGGTCGGTCATATCATCCATTTCAACAACACCAGATAAATCAATATCCTTTAGTGTAGAAAACATCTCATCAAACTTCTCTTTATCTATTGTCTCAAAAGGCGCTTGTACATATGACCCACCATCGTATGGGAGTACAGATAATCCATTATAACTGTTTCTGTTCTGCCACATCCATTCACCAACTTGCTCCCACTCTTCTGGCTTAATAGAAATAGTACCAGATACATTATTTGTGTTGTTTCCACTTCTGTGTCCTTCCTTAATCCACTCTTCATGGATTTTCTTAATACGTTCCAATAATTGCATTGGAGATTCGGTTCTAATTGTTGAACCTTCTGGTGCCTGTTGAGGAATAGACACAACAGCTTGAATATCTGGTTTGAAGTAATCATCTTCAATAAGTTCTGGATGATTGATGTTTAAATAAGTATAAATAGCTTCGTTCTTGCCCAATCTCATTCTACGAATATAATGATTATCATGCCAAGCATGAACGCCAGAACTGCAACCCAACACACAAGATGTTGTTCCAGATGGTTTCACTGTTGTAACTCTTGCCGCCTTATTAATACCAAGTAGACCAGCAACTCTTTCATTCTCATCTGTTGCGGCATGAGCACCTTGTGTGATATTAATGTCATCTAATTTATTAGATGCAATACCTGTCATACCAACACCAAGTAATGCATCCTTCTCTGTTGTTCTACGCCAAATATCACGTAGATAATGGAAATCAGTATATGAAGCTTGCAATGTTCCAATAAAGGCAGCTGCTTTACAACGAGCATCAAAATCTTCTTGACTCTCAATATCTGAAACATTTATCTCACAAAGGTTACAAAACTGAAATGGACGTAATGCGATTTCAGCACATGGATTAGTACCATACTCTACATCATTTGTAAAATAAAATCCGGGTTCACCTGCATTTGATAATTCAATCTTCTTCCATAAGTCAAGGAACTCACCCTTCTTTATTCTATGTCTTGCTAAAACAGCTGAGTTATTTGCTCTTCCTCTTTGTGGATTTTCCTCCCACCAAGCTCCAAACTTTGAACTTAACATTTCTTCATCATCAAAAGAGAAAAGAGAAATCAATGCTGCTCTGCGAATACCGCCAGCTAACACTGCGTCTGCAATATAACAAACCATATCGTGAGCTTCAATGGGTGTCAGAGTTTCACCATTTTCTTTTGCGTCTAATATCTTCTTAAGATTATGAATACAATCTTTGAGAGGTTGAGGACCGGGAGCTTTGCCACCAGATGTAACAAGTCTAGCTCCCTTTGGTCTAATGTCAGAATAATCAAACTCTGGTAAAGAAGCAGTTCCTGTGAAATACGCCTTTACTAAAGCTTTTACTGCATCGGCCCAACCTTCAATAGAGTCACCAATAAGGAAACGTCTACGTCTTGTTGGTTTTCTAATCTCTGGTAAGTTTTCAACATGATGTTTTTGTACAGAGAAACCAACACCACAACCACCGAGTAATAGGAACATAACTTCGCCAAAAGCACGCCAGTCATCAACGGGTAAGTATGAACAATTAAATATCCTATTAGGTGACATCTCAATAGGTCTGCCAGCAAACTGCATACTTCTCATTGATGGTAAAACTTTCTTATCATATACAAACTTATATGCTGCTTCTATCTCTGATAGAAACTCACTACCTTTTTCCTTGAACTTATTTAAGTGCATATTCTTATTTCTATCTACAAGTTCTTCCCATGTTTCTCTTCGTTTTGATTCTGGAATATACTTTGCATATTTGTTATGCACTGTAATATCTGATAAAATTTGCTGGCTTAAATCCATCTCTATTCCCCGTTATATTGTTGTTCAATAAATTCTTTAAGAATATTATTGATGTGTTGGTTTAAAGTTATATTCTTCTCATGTGCTTCTATTGCTAATTTTAAAATTTCTTCATCTGTTAATTCTAATTGCATATATACCACTATATTTTTTCCCATTGATTTTCAGAGTTTAATCTTACACTCATAACATGAATAATGTTTGCAAACTTACTCATACTAGAAAATTCTTCTGGGGAAATAATACTTATAAATTTTTTATTGTCTTCTTTTTCGTATAGATAATATGTATGTCCTTGTTTTGGCTCCAACCTAATCTCACTATCTAAAACCATTTTATTTACATCATAAGTTTCTACCAATTTATCATACTCTCTTTTTAATTCTTCCATCTTGGAAGTAAGTGTTTTCTCAAAACTACGTGCCGATTTATTTTTAAATTCTGTAAGATCTGTTGGTTTGATAACAGGATCAAGAGTAGATACTCCATACTCTTTCAAACTCTTATTCTCAACAACCATATCTTTCTTAATCGTCATTACTTCTGCTCACATCTTTTGCACTTCTATAACCATCTCTGAAAAAACCTGCTCCAAAACTAATACCCGGAGCTGTGTAAGAACGCCTTACTTTTTCATTACTACCACAAGTAGGACAATCATACTTGCCATTCTTGTCATAATCCTTTATAGAAATTGAAAGTTCAAAAACCTTATCACAACTTTCACAAATAAAATCGTATGTTGGCATTATATACTCTTTACTCCTTCTTTATCTATTCTATGAATAACCTCTTGTTCACCGTTCTCTCTTGAAAGAATAACTTCGTATTCCAACTCTTCATTTGTTCCGGCATTATCTTTTGACATCATTTCATTACACATTCTAATAGCATCGTCATTACGAAACTTTCTTCTTTCTAAAACAGCCATTGTCTGAAGATTGGCTCCTGTGTTACCCCAACGACTCGTTCTTATTATAGTAAATCTTTCTGGCATTTTAAACTCCTATAACTTTTCTCTGTATCTATCAAATATTCTTTTTCTAGTATCACCTTCGTTTAGAACATTTGAAACTTTTTCTGATATACTTAAACCACTACTTCCATTGTCTTCATGTAGTTTTATAAGACTACTACCGTGATCAATTACTATATCAAAATTGACACCAGCTGCTCCCATTCTATTCTTACCAATATGGAACTTACGCTGAGAGAATGTAGCAAAGAAATCAGCTACGTGAACCTTAGATATTGCTTCACCAACCTTATCAATAGTAATAACATCATCATTGAAACCTTCACGATTACTTTGTGTCGCTGTCCAAATAGGAAGTTTGGTTTCCATTGCAAATCCACGTAGATCTTCGTAAATACTTTCTAACTCAAATCTCTTCTGATCATATCCACGGCGACTTCTCATCAAATCACCATAATCAATGATAACTAAATCTGGATCAAATCCACTGGATTGCAATCTACCAATATGAAACTTCAAAGTGTTTACTGTCGCAATCTTTGTTGGATATTCTTTAATAATAAGTTTACCACCTTCAAACCTGTGTAATTTTGTTTCTACCTCTCTATTTCTTGTAACAATCTCTTTGGTTGGAACTCCAGTAATACGACTATCATAACGATTGCCAATGTTATTCTCGCTCAACTCAAAAGTATAATGAACAACATTCTTACCTGCAGCCAAAGCACCATAACCAAAGTTCACCAACATAAAACTCTTACCACCACCAGTAGGAGCCATAACAACACCCAACTCACCTGCAGCTAATCCACCTTCAAGAACATTATTATGATCTAATGCCTCAAACCCAGTTGGTACAGTGTTAGGTCTTTTATCTTCTTTACTTCTACTTCCAAAAGAATCAAAATAATTGTGTCCAATATCTGTTTTATCTGTTACCTTTAAACTATCCTCAATAGTTTTCTGAATCTCATCAAACTTGCCTTCTTTCAAAAGTTCTACAGAATGTAATATTGCAGACTTCATTGATTGATTTTTACAGAACTCAAAAGCCTTTTCCTTGGCATGTTCTATTTCTTGTCTACTTGCGTTCTTTTCAATATCTACCAATATGGTTAATGCATCATCTTTATCATCACTATCTGGTATAGCTGCTATTTCTAATCTCAACATATCATATGTAGGAGAAGAATCATACTTATTAAAAAGTTTTACTATTTCACCCCATATAATTCTATGAGCCTCCGTTGTAAAAAAATCTTGTTTTAATATTTCAAAAACCCTCTCAAAAAAAACCCTATCTGTTAAGGCTCCTTGAATAACTCTGTTTTGAAACTTACTAGAGCCAAAAACATCAAAATTAGTTCCGTCTACCATTTCTTATCTCCCAAATTAAATTTCTATAGAACTTGTTTTTATAGTTGCGAAACTTGATACCCAATTATCAATATTGGAAGGTGAAATACCTTCGGACAACAATTTAATACGAAAATTAGGTGAATTAAATTTTAAATTGCTTTTTTCAATTATTCTATATATAGTATCAACAGATGTAATAGAAATATTAGGATCTAATAATTGAACTAGTTTGTAATTCATTTCTATTAAATCTTTATTATCAATATACTTTTGATATCTGTTTTGTTTATTTGCGACTTGTTCAAGAGCATATTCTTGTATATTATCAATTGTGTATTCTTGTATATTAGACAAGAAAGGAAAATCTTTCTTCACAGTTTTCTCACCTACACCTTTAACACCTTCAATATTATCAGACTTATCGCCACACAATGATTTTATCAAAGTATAGTTAGGCGGATAACATTCTTCTATATCACTCATCCATTCAGTGTTAATAAACTGTCCTATTTTATTAGCTTTTGTTTTTATAGGACGAAAAACTGTAGTTGTTTCATCAATCAGTTGAAAATAATCCTTATCACTAGAAACAATTATTTTTTCATAATTATCTTTTAATACTTTTTTACAAAGATAAGCTATAACATCATCAGCCTCTAAATATTTTACACCTAACTGATAAACAGGCAAATCACCTAAACATTCCTTTAATAATATTAACTGTCTTGCAAAACTATCTTTTTCATCCTCTTCTGATGAATCAAAATGTTTTCTATTTAATCCCTTGAATGAACGGCCTTCCTTATATTCAGTTAAAGTCTTTCTTCTTCTCTCTGAAGACTTCTCACCTTCCCAAGCTATAAAAACATAATGAGGTTGGTGAATTTCTATTTGACTTCTAATAGAAGCTAAACTTCCATATATACCAGAAACTAATTCCCCATTGTCGTTCGACATCGCAAATGCGGAGAAATTTCTGACATACATATTCAACATATCAACTATTAAAACTTTTTCCTTCTTCATATTATGTGACACTCCCACCCCGTTGGGGTTGTGAAATAAACCTTTTTTACACCCGCTTCTTTTATAATGTTCATACAGTAATGACATGGTTTGGCGGGCTTTAGCATACCATGTCTATCTTCTCTATAAACATACATCTTACTTCCCTTGATACAATCATCATATCTATATGAGTTTACTGAAAGGATTGCTTGAAGTTCAGCATGTATAGATACGGCGTAGAATGGGTAGTGTTTTTTGAGAGCAGGATGTGTTTTCATATCCTTATTGTGGGACTTATATACCTTACCATTTCTTAACACCAATACAGCACCAAACCTCGTTTTGTGATCTGACTTAAACATCTCTGAACAAGCCATTCTAAAAAACTTTTTCTTTTTTATCTCTTTTTTTACGAGTGAGTTACTCGGCTCATACTCCATATATTACCAACTTTGATATACTAAATATAACAAGATTTTTGAAAAAATCAAGGGTTTTTAAAATAAATTTTGCTTCTCTTTTGTAGCTACTTAAAACCATAATATCACACAAATTTGTGTATAAAAAATCAAAACACTTATTTGTGTAACTACATATTCATAATGATATCTTTGAGTAAATCTAAATCTTGACATATTGCCTCTTTTAATTCTTTTTTAGTTGTGTGTTTTGTTGTACCTAAATAAAAATTACATCTACGTTCAAAATCATTCATAGTTCTAAAAATAACCGCACCTGCATGAAATCCGGCTACCTTATTTAAGTCTTTCTTTGATTTATAATATGATTTATACAACTTATAGAGGTTATACTGCTCTTCTTCCACAATATATGACTTAAAAGCAGAAACTTGATTATAATGAGTTTCTCTTCTATATACTGGTTCAGCCTTTTTTGAGGTAAGTTTTGATGATACATTCTCATCAAATGTGGATTGTGTTTCTACTACGGGTGACTTCTTTCTACGTGGCATAAAAAATATCCTTACGTTATATAACCATTAATTTGATGTATATAATATAAGGATATTTTCTGCTTTTGTCAACTGCTATTTTGCTTATTTTACTAAAAAAATGCTCCCACACAGTAGCGCCTCTACGGAGTGTCGCTGTTTTCTTAATACCATGTAGCATTAAGTCTGATTTTTAACAACTATCAAGTAAATACCCCGTACTACTCCCTCGTCCATATGCGACCAAAGGACTACACCATTATCTTAAAATATATACTTTATCATACGATAAAAAACAACCAAAAACAAATAACCTAAAAAAACATTCAGCCAACTGACTATTGGTAAATCAAAAAATACTGCAAAAGAATTATTCCAAGCAAATGCTGAGAAATAAGATAAAGAAAATAGTAAAGCACCTATTATAGATAATAAAACAAAAAAGAAACCAAAAAAGCCTAATATATAATAAAACTTATTTTTATTATCAAGAGATTCTAATTGTTCATATACTTTTTTATATAAATCTTCTTCATCAAAGTTATTAATAAATCCAACCATTATATATCTTCTCCAGAGGCCAACTCTTCTAAAACTATATTTTCTTTTCTCTTATATGGGTCTGGTTCTACATAAAGAACTCTCTTTACTTCTTTTCTCAACTTTTCTCTTATGGTTGGGTTTTCTGCCATAAAATCTACAAAATTGCGATTCAAGAAATCATGAACTTCACCAGTATCTTTGTCAGTGTAAGAAGATTTTTGTGCTGAAAACTTTTCACAAACACCATGCTGTAATAAGATATCCAACCAACTCTCTTCATCAATTAATCCTCTAGTAAAATACATTTTTAAATTACATTCTCTGTGAGGTGGTCCCATTCTATTTTTTGCAATCTTAGCTTTTATACCCATACCAACAACATCATTACCAGCTTTTAATTTACCACCAGAATATAATTTTATTCTCACTGAAGACATGAATGGTATAGATCTTCCGCCCGGTGTTGTATCTGGATCTCCGAACTGTATACCTATTTTTGTTCTTAGTTGATTTAGAAAAACTAATGAAATTCTATGAGTAGCGATTAATCTAATAATTTTTCTTAACCCTTGTCCTATTAATCTTGCATGAACACCAACTTGGCTTTGTCCAAAATCATTTTGCAACTCAATATCTGTAGAAGTTGCAGCTACTGAATCCCAAACAATACAACACAGTTTATCTCTATGTTCTTCTCTTATTTTTCTAATAACTTCTTCAATGGTTTTAAATACTTGTTCAATACTATCTGGTTGAATATAAATTAAATTATTTTCTGGTTCTAACCCTAACATTCTAAGAAATTCAAAATTACATGCACTTTCAGTATCTATAAGAACAGGTATCCCCCCTTTATCCAAACAATCCTTCAAGATAAGATAAGAAATAAGAGATTTTCCAGTAGCTGCTTCTCCACTCATTTCTACTAACTTACCAACAGGTATTCCCCCATTAGCTTCTGGGTTATTATTAATAATAGAATCCAAAACAGTACTACCTGTTGATAACCACTCCTTTACTTCAGTTGGTGAATCATCACTACCTATTATATATGCTACATCGCCAACGCTTTTATTCAAAGCGCTGACGATTTCTTTATGGGGTATAGATATATCATTTATAATAGAATTATCTTCTACCCCTTCATAATCTGCAGATTTATTATTTACTAATTTTTTTCTTGGCATATTTAATTACTTCCGCCTAAAACAGAATCAAACTTTGAGGAAACATCTGACTTAGCATCAAAATCAATATCATTATCATTACCTTTTTTATTATAACTCTTAACACTTCCAGTATTGTTATTTTCTGGTGATTGTCCATCATAGTTTGCAAAATTATTACAAGCCTCTTTCATTTCAGAAAGCTCTCTTAAAGAATAAAGCTCATTAATGTTTGTTACAGTGTCTAATAATTCATCAATATCACCATTAGTAAGTTTAGATGTTTTTAATGCTGTATCAATGGATTCTGGAATCAACCAATTATTAAATCCCTTTTCTACTCTTACAATCAAATCCAATCCTTCAGTAGTATCAGTAATATCAATTCCTTGAGACATTGCATTCTTTACTTTGTTAAGAATCTCCTTATATGTTGTACGAGGTGAAACACCCCACCACCTAATACCTGCGTCTTCTTGACCACGAACAACAATAGGAATAAAAACTCTAAGTTGAGCAACTAACTTCTTAAAAACATCCTTAGATGTTTCATCACCTGTGTTTGTAAAATCATTCCATGCTTCTGTAGCCATTTCACAAATAGGACATTCTTCATTATTCATTCTCTTTGGACAGAGAAAAGTCTTTCCACCAACACCATAATGAAAGTGTAGTTCTTGAAATGGCATTTCCATATCATATTTATATGGAGCAATACGAATAACGTGTTCACCTTCTTCCAACTTTACAATAGCTGTGTTGGTGTTGTTATTGTTTTGTGAACGACTTTCTGGGTTTAGACGATCTAAAGCACCATTGATTTTACTAAGATTAATTGGCATTATATTCTCCTATAATTTTATTATTTTTATAACCTTTATAAATTGAAATACTAAACACTCTCAATATAACTTTCTAATTCATTATTGTTTATAGGCAATCCCCTATTTCTTGTGAACAAATCTACTATGATTAATAGTATAATAAATGGAACCGTTAATTTAAACATATTTTTAATAATCGTATTCATCTTCCAATTCTTCCAAAACCGATGGATCTGTATAATCTATTTGACGTAATCTATTCTTCTTGTTATTTCTAGAGACATCCTTCTTTCTTGGGTTTACACCACCACTACGTTCCTTCTCCAACATAACATCATCCTTAGTCTTACGTCTAACTGTACGAGCCATTTTGCTTCCTTTCATGTTTGTTTGTAAAATGGACTATTATTAAATTGTATATATAATATACTAAAATACTTCGTAAATGTCAATAGGTAAAATGCTTAATTTCTATTTTTTCTGCGTGATAATTTTGCCACTTTTCTTGCTTTTTTCTTTTTTAGAAAAATATTGTGTATTTGTCTTTTACTTAGTGACTTTTCTGTATTTGGTAAATCTTGATTTATTATTGCTTCTTTTATATTTTGTTGTAAAGCTTCAAAATCGTTCATAATAAAAACCTCTATGTTATTATTCTGGATGTCATTCTTCTGTGTAATTCTTCAAATAATAGTTCTGGCATTTGAACTGTATAACAATTAGGACATACGTAAAAAGTTATTGAGTTAGCAACTTCTCCACCACCCCCCATTGATATAGGTAAAACTTTTCTATCACTATTATCGTCTACCTTAACACCACAACTCTTACATTCCCAATAATCTGCTTCTTGTGTCGTTTCTTCGGACATTTTTATTCTCCTAAATTTAGTAAAACTCTACTACCATATTTGTCAATATTAATTTTCATAAAACTATAATCGCTCAATGCGTTTATCACCCTATCTTGTTTTGATTTATTAACATAAAAAAGAACATATCCACCACCACCAGCTCCTATAATCTTACCACCCGATGCTCCTTCACTTATACCAATATCATATATTTTTTCTATTTTTTCATTAATAATATTTGAACTAAAATTTTTCTTTAATTCCCAATTTGTTTTTAATGCATATCCAATAGAATCATACTGATATGTATTTAACTTTTCACTTAACCATTTGGATAACTCAACATTAAGTTTCATACTTTTTATTACGTCTTTATTATATTTTAATTTTTCTTTTTGTTCAGTTAAAACAGAAGAACTTTCTCTTGTTATCCCTGTATAAAATAATAAAAGATTATCTGATATTAAATCATAATTTATATCTATGTTTTCCACTGTTACATCAGACATATTTTTAAATGTTAGTTTATTCAAACCACCATAAGATGCAGCGTATTGGTCTTGATAACCTATAGGTTTATTACACAAAACCATTTCTATATAAGATGCTTGTTGAGCTAACATTTCTTTGTTAATATCATTACCCTCTAAAGAATGTAGTGCATGTAATAGGCCTACCAAAAAACTACCACTACTTCCAAGTCCACTACCTTTAGTTGGTATATCTGCCCAATTAATAATCTCTAATCCATAATCAACTTCAAGATACTTTAATGTCTCTCTAATAAAATCATGTTTTATATCATCAATATTATATACATCAACAACTTCGTTTTCTGAATACTTTAAATATATTTTGTTATCATCTCTTCTTTTTACCAAAACATAAACATACTTATTGATTGTTGCATTAATACAATGTCCACCATGTTTTTCAAAATAAGATGGAATGTCAGAACCACCACCTGTAAATGTTATTCTTAATGGGGTTTTAGTTATTATCATTTATATCATTCCATATTTTAGAAACAGTGCTATTAATACCAGATACTATATCTATTGTTGGAACCCAACCAAGAATTGTTTTTGCCTTATCTATATTAACTAATGTTATTTGAGCTTCATCTGGTTGATTATTAGTATAAGTCAAAGAAGATTTTTTATTGCTTAACTCATAACAAGATTGAGAAACTAAATCATATATATCCTTTATAGAATAATTAACACCAGATCCAACATTAAAAGTTTCTGTATCTTTACTATTAACTCTTTTATCCAAAGCAGCTAAATGAAGTTTTGTCAAATCATTAATGTGTAAAAAATCCCTCATCTTTTTTCCATCGCCATATATTTTACAAGTCTTATCTCTAAAAATAGAATTTGCAAAAGAACCAATTACTGGTGGTATATCTCTATTAAGATTCATTGAATCTCCATATATATTTGTGTATCTAAATAGTGTAGTACCAAAATTAAACTTTTTACCATAACTTCTTACGAACTGTGATGAAGCCATTTTAGTAATACCGTATATACCCATTGGTGTTTCAAATGAAGGTGCCATTGACTCATAAGTAGGATAAAAACTTTCATCATTCAAATTATCATACTCAGCTGATGTATCTGAGAAATAAAAATGTTCAACACCTAACTTATTAGCAATTTGTAAAAGATTAATTGTTCCATTAATATTGATATCAACTGCCTCTTGCGGGTTGTTTCTACAAAAATATAATTCTCCACGTGCAGCTAAATGCCAAAAGCTCTTATAGTTAAATTCATGCAAATCATCTAAAACTATTTCTCTAATATCCTTTTCTATTAATCTAAATCTATTATTATTTATAAAATCATTTATATTTTCTTCAAAACCACAAACAAAACTATCAATACCAATAACAGAATCGCCTTTGTCTAATAAAGCCCGACACAAATGACTTCCAATAAATCCACCAACACCAGTTACTATATGTGTATCAACCATTTTTTTCTCCATTTAAAATTTTAATAACATATAATATAATAAATTTAATCAAGGTTGTCAAG